CTACCTGGCCGGCATCTCGGCCACGCTGGCCTACGACCTAGTGGGCACCGGCCCGCGGCTGCAACTGGACATCGGGGCCAGCGAGGCGGCCCGGGAAGTCGAAGAGGCGTTTTACGACTGGGGCACGCTCGTCGATTTGCCGGCCAAGCTGCGGACGATGCGCGAGGCCCTGGTAACCGACGGCGAAGCGTTCGCCCTGATGATCAACAACCCGCGGCTGCCCGGCGTCCAACTCGACCTGCGGCTGCTAGAGGCCGAGATGGTCGCCACGCCGACCGAGCTGATGCGGCAGACGATCGACGCCGAGGGCAACACGGTCGACGGGCTGGAGTTCGACGACGTCGGCAACGTGATCGCCTACCAGGTGTTGAACTTCCACCCCGGCAGCAACTACCGGGTGAACAACCTTCAGTTCCAGCGGGTGCCCGCCAATCAGATGATGCACTGGCTGCGGGTCCAGCGGCCCGGGCAAAACCGCGGGATGCCCGAGGTCGCCCCGGCCCTGCGGCTGTTCGGTCAGCTGCGCCGCTACACCGAAGCGGTGATCGCCGCGGCCGAGACCGCCGCCGACTTTGCGGCATTCATTCACTCGAACAGCCCGGCCGCCGAGGTCGACGAGGTCGACGCCTTCGCCGAGTTGGAGATTCGCAAGCGGACCCTAACCACGCTGCCCGAGGGTTGGAACATCTCGCAGCTGCGGGCCGAGCAACCCACCAGCACATACGCCGATTTCAAAAAAGAGATTCTCAACGAAATCGCCCGCTGCTTGCAGCTGCCCTACAACGTCGCGGCCCTGGACAGCTCGTCGTACAACTACGCCAGTGGCCGGATGGACCACCAGGTCTACGGCATGAATCTGCGGGTGGATCGCGACCACCTGGAACGGATCATGCTTGACCGGGTGCTGGCCGCCTGGGTCAACGAGGCTAGCCTGGCCGGCGTGATCCCGCCCGGGCTGCCGCCCTTTTCCGAATGGAACTGGGCCTGGGGCTGGGACGGGCGCGAGCATGTGGACCCGGCCAAGGAGGCTGCCGCGGCCCAGACCCGGTTGGCCACGCACACGACCACGCTGGCGGCCGAATACGCCCGCCAGGGCAAGCGGTGGGACGCTGAACTGCGGCAGATCGCCGCCGAGCGGGCGCTGATGGCCGAACTTGGCATCACGCCGGCCGGGGCCGCCCCGCAGCCGGTCGAACCTGACGGCGACGAGGTGCCCGCATGAAACAGATCACCGACTACGGTGACTACGACGACGAAGAAAACCTGGACATCGGAGTGATTTTCGTATGAGCACGATCAAGCTGTCCACCGGCGTGACGTTTTTGCAGGCCGCCGACGGCGAGGCCGAAGTCGGCCCGCGGCGGTTTTCGGTTCGCGCCTACACCGGGGCACCGATCCGCCAGGCCTGGTCGCGCGAGCCGGTGATCATCGACATGGCCGGGATGACGCTGCCTGAGACCGTGCCAATCGTGATGGGCCACGACTACGAACTGGGCAGCATCCTGGGCCAGGGCCGGCCGACGATCCAGGGCGGCGAGTTGGTCGTCGAGGGCGAGATTCTGGCCGACAGCGAGACCGCCCGCCAGGTGCTGGCCCTCGCTGAAAAGGGCTACCAGTGGCAGGCCAGCGTCGGGGCCGACGTGGTCCGCCACCTGCGATTCGGGGCCGACCAGGCCACCACCGTCAACGGCGAGACCGTCACCGGTCCTGTCCGAGTTGTTCGCGCCTCCACGCTGCGGGAGACGTCTTTTGTCACGTTGGGGGCCGATCGCAGCACGGCCGTTTCCATCGCCGCAGATGCGGCAGAGGAGATTCCCATGGCGGACGACGCCAACACCAAGCCCGCGGACGAGGTCACCGAGACCCCGGCCGTGGCGGCCACGGCGGAGGTCGCCGTGGAGCCTGAGACTACCCCCACCCCCGAGGTCAAGGCCGACACCAGCGAGCTGCTGGCCAAGTTGACCAGCCTCACTGACAAGGTCACCAGCATGGAAAACCTGATCAAGGCCCGCGACGAGCGGCCGGCCGCGCCGGCTGTCCACGTTCGGGACAACGCGCCCCCGACCGCCGAGGTGGTGCAGGCCTCGTTCGCCCTTCAGGGCAGCCTGCCCAACGTCGAGAAGCACTACAGCGAGAAGGTGCTGGAGGCGGCCCACAAGGCCCGCCATTCCACCAGCCTCGGCGACGTGCTGATCCAGGCCGCCGTGGCCAACGGCTACGACGGCCCCGCCAAGGTCACGACGTCCACGCTGCGGCCGATCCTGGCTGCCGCCTGGGCGACGCACGACATTAGCGGCATCCTGTCGGCGACGGTCAACAAGTTTCTGTTGGCCGGCTTTGACGCCGTTGAATCCGCCTGGCGGAACATCTCGGCGGTTCGCAGCGTCAACGACTTCAAGACCGTGACCCAGTACCGGCTCAACGGCGGGTTCACGTTCGAGCAGGTCGCCAACGGCGGCGAACTGAAGAGCGCCTCGGCCTCCGACGAGTCGCGGACGATCAGCGCGGACACCTACGGGATCATGACCAGCGTCACCCGTACCGACCTGATCAACGACGACCTGGGTGCCCTGACCGCTGTTCCGCAGCGGATCGGGCGGGGCGGTGCCCTGAAGCTCAACGACGTGTTCTGGGCGAGCTACCTGGACGATTCGGCCTTTTTCACCGTGGCCAAGGGCAACAAGAAGACGTCAGCCACGGCGTTGAGCCTCGCCGGCCTGAAGGAGGCCCTGGCCCTCTACCGGAAGCTGAAGGACCGCGACGGCAAGCCGATGGCCACCCAGCCCTCGGTCCTGCTGGTGCCGGTTGATCTGGAAATCACGGCCGCTGAGCTGATGAACAGCGTCCAGATTTCCAGCGGTGCCACGGGCGGCCAGCCCAGCACGAACGTTTTCGCCGGTCGTTACCAGGTGGTCAGTTCGACCTACCTGACCAACGCGGACGACTACTACCTGCTGGCGTCGCCGGCCGACCTGCCGGTGATGGAGGTGGCCTTCCTCAATGGCGTGCAGTCGCCGATCGTGGAGACGGCCGAGGCCGACTTCAACGTGCTGGGCGTCCAGATGCGTGGCTACTTCGACTTTGGCGTGGCCAAGGCCGAAGACCTCGCCGGCGTCAAGATGGACGTCTGAGTGATGTGATTCAGGCCCGGCCGGCGGCAGCCCCGCCGGCCGGGCATTACCAACCGACCGTTTCCTGTTTTCAAAAGGTTTTCAACCATGGCATCTACGGTTCAGAAGGGCGGCTACATCGACTACGTCGCCCCGTCGGCGGTCGCCGTCGGCGACGTGGTCGTGATCGGTTCGCTCGTTGGCGTGGCCCCCCGGCCGATCGCCAGCGGCGAGACGGGCGCGGTGGCTGTCGAGGGCGTGTACAGCCTGACCAAGCCCAGCAGCGGCAGCGAGAGCGAGACGATTTCGGCCGGCGCGGCCGTCTACTGGTACGCGGCCAGCGGCGTTGCCAACGCCGCCAACGCAACCGGCGTGCTGGCCGGCTATGCGGTGGCCGAGGCCGTGACCGGCAGCGCCACCGTCGACGTCAAGCTCGACCGCTGATTGTTCCCGCGGCCCCCGGCCGGCGCGCACGCCCAAGGCTGCGCCGCCGGGGCGTCGCGGGGGTGGAGGTGATTCATGCCCGATATGCTCGCTGCCGGTGCCGCCTGGATGACCGGGCAGCTAAAAGCTGCCGCCGGCACCACGGTGACCTACCGGCGGGGCACCGACACGGCAGACGTCACCGCCACCATCGGCAGAAGCGAGTTCGAGGCCCAGGACCAGAACGGTGTGATTGAGCGTTGGGAATCCCGGGACTACCTGGTGCCTGCCGCCGATCTGCCGTTTGGTGAGCCTGAGCGCGGCGACGTGATCGTGGAGACTAGCGGCACCATCGAACTGGAATACGAAGTCGCCAGCCCCCGCGGGGTGCCGGTGTTTCGGTACGGCGATGCGTTCCGGTCGATCGTGCGAATCCATACCAAGCAGACCGCCGGTGCAATCGGCTACCTGCTGACTGAAAGCGGCGACACCCTGACCACCGAAGCGGGCACGGCACTGGTGCACTGATGGCAAACAAGAAAATCAGCCAACTGACCTCGGCCGGCACGCTCAACGATGCCGACGTGCTGCCGATCGTCAACG